CCTAGAAGAAAGGGTTGCTCGTCTTGAGGCTCTTCATCCAGAGCTATGATCGTCCAATTCACGAAAGACAATCTAGGGAATATTGCCTCTATATGCGGATCACTAGCAGTCATTTTCGGAGCGATCATGTATTCTCGCCGTAAGGTTTGGAGTGTATGCCGATGGATGATCAAGAGATTTACGTTTCAGACCGATATTCGCACTTGGATGATCGACAGCACGGAGAAGAGTTCCAAGTTTCTGGATCAGTATGCTTTGGATTCCGCTCGGTGGGACAAGAAAGTTGATTCCAACGCGAAGTCCCTTGATCAGATAAACACGATCTTGAAGAACGGAATTAGTCACAAGTTGGCTTTGTATGCTGCACAAGCTCAGTTATTCATGGAATCAGAAGCCACCCCCATCTTTATGTGCGATGAGGATGGTAAGAATATCGTGGTGAGCTTGGGTTATCTGAAGCTGCTTGGGATTGGTAACAGGGAAGATCTTGGTGATGTCCATTGGAAGAGCATTATTTATGGAGAGTTGAAGAATAACTACCTTGTTGATTTTGGCGTATCAGTCACTTCACACGGGACACTGAGATCCAAATGTGACTTTCAGAACCCTTACACGGATGAACACCGAGGCAGATGGAAGATTATTGCTCCATGCGCCGAGGTAAATTCTGCGCTAGTCTTCACGGGGCGATTCGTCCAAATAGATGATAAAGCGAAAGAGATTGCCACCGAGCACGGATGGCACGGAAGCCTGAACTAACCCCACCTCACAGGGTTGACGAGCCTTAGATTTATCACGTCCACCCGGGAGTCAACCCGCATGGGAACACCTATGAAGTAAGCGGTCGATAGGCCTTCCGGATCGGGTTTCGAATGGTCCTTCACTTCGTCGTTCATCATCTTGTAAACGCGAGGGTTCACTTCCCAGACGCAGCGATCGATCCGCTCGCCATCGAGATCGACCTTCCCCATGACCACGTAAGCGGCTTCAACGATCTGATCAAACGTCCAATTCATTACTGCTCCCCCTGTCTGAATCTGGTTCCCTCGCCGCTGGCCTTCTTCCTGGCCTTCTTAGGCTCCTCGGATTCAATCCACGGCTCGCCGCTTTCGAATCTCATCAGCGACTCAACGAATGTGAGGAATACGGAGCCCGTGTCACCTCCGCGGTTCTTGGCGAGGATCAGCTTGGCCTCGCCAGCCATCTTCTCTTTCTCCTCGTCATCCTCGGCGTAGTAGGCTCGGCGATACAACAGGCCGATCAGGTCGGCATCCTGCTCGATCGCTCCCGACTCCCTCAGATCGGACATCACCGGCACGCCTTTGTTCTTCCCGGTTCGTGACTCGGGGCCGCGGTTAAGCTGGGCGAGGACAAGGATCGGTATTCCAAGCTCCTTGGCCAGATTCTTGATGCCGGATGAGATTTCGGCGATCTCGCGCTCTCGGGAAAACGTGGCTTGCTTGCTGGTCGATTTGAGAAGCTGCAGGTAATCGATGGCGATGAATTTCAGCGGTTTCTCCCGATGCTTGCGGCGAGCCTTGGCGCGGATCTGGTTGATCGAGATGTTCGGGGTATCATCGATGTGGAGATTGTCCTCAGAGTCTTTGATGATCTTCGCTGACGTCTGGATGTTGATTAAATTCTGCTTCGTCGGCTTCACGCCCCTGGAGATCTCGGAACTTGAGTATTTGGCTCGGGTGAAGAGCAATCGCTGGGTGAGCTGTTTGGAACTCATTTCAGCGGAGAAAACCATAGACCGGTTGCCCTGATCGATCGCAATGTGTTCAACGATATTCATCATCAGAGCCGTTTTTCCCATTGAGGGTCTTGCGGCTATGACGAACATCTCTCCGGGCTTCATGCCGAGGCTCTTCATATCGAGATCTTCGAAGCCAGTGGTCAGGCCCATCGCTTCCTTCTTACCGGCGATCAGGTTGCCGAAATCTTTGATGACTTCCTCCAGCACTTCGCCGAGGCCGACTTCCTTGGCTGAAACTCCGCTTTCCCTGATTGCGAGAATGTTCTGCTCGGCCTGATCGAGCGTGGCCTCGATCTCATCCGGCGCCTCATAGACGGCTGCGATAGATTCATTGGCAATCCGGATCAACGAGCGGGCCATGAATTTATCTTTGACCGATTCAAGGTGAGCGTTGAAATGACCCCACGCCGGCGAGTGGGTATAGATCTCGGTGACGTAGCTCGGGCCTCCGACTTTAGAGAGCAAGCCCTTGTCGAGAAGGTGCTGCACAAGCGAGACGAGTTCGATCTCCGTTTGCTCCTCAAAGAGCCTGAGAAGGAAGCCGTAGAGAGTGGAATGGTGAGGCAGGTAGAAATGCGCGGTGGTCAGACCCTCCTCGACGGCCTGACCGATGAAATCGATCGGGCTTTGCAGCATCAGCGAGAGGATCGACTTTTCAGGGCCGACCGAATGCGGAAGGGCTCTGGTGACATCATCGGGCGGGGCGGTTTCAGGATCGGGAGCTTTTTTCACCCAGTCGGCGGTTTTGAAGTTAGATGGCATTTTATGGGAGTTCCGGAGTTGGGTCGGATTTAGGTGATTTCTTGGCGGGTTTGCGAAGAGGATCTTGGAGCTGGCAAACTTCGATAGAGATCCCGACATGATCGCCCCAGGCTTTGGTGATGGTAAGCGATGCGATCTGGCTGTCATCCTTCCAAAAATTCAGCTTGGTCATCACATCTTCCAGTTGCTTGATGATATTGGAGCAATCGGGCTTCGAAGTGTGCCATACGCGGTTAAGCGCCTGACGCCACAACGGTTCAGACTTGCGCCAAGGCCAAGCGAAATCCACCGAGAGCTTGATCGGGCCGGTGAGCGGCTGGGCCGGGATGTGTGTCGAGAGCAGGACCAGAAGATCGTGTTCGGCCTGTTGGCTTTTCTTGTTCTTGAAGAACATCGGACGGCCTTTGATTATGGCCATTCGTTTCCCCGCACCTTGGCTGGTGGCCGTGGGCGGGATGATAGGTAGGAAGATTCTGATAGGGGACATTTTTTGATAATATCTCGGATGGGGATTCTTTTCAGGGTGGCCTTGGCTTTGGCGATCGCTTTGGCGACGAAAGCCTTACGTTTGGGATTGTCGCCCTGTTGGCTGACGATCATTCCATCGCTGGCCCATATGAGGGCATCGCGGAGTTCCTTGGCTTTGCGCTCAAGGGAGGCGATACGGCGGTTGGCGTGGTATTCTTTGCGGCTTAACGGGCGCGGCTTTTTTTGGGTCGGCATGTCAATCAGTCGATTAGGTTTCCGCCCGCGTCACGTTGCCCGATGGCAATCTCTTCCTGTATCCCTTCGTCATGGGCTTCTTTGGCATCCTCGCGCATCTCTCGCTCGGATCGCACGTCGGTCTTGTCATCCTCCAAGCAGTAATCGCCATCGCGGCAGTAAGGGCAGGGAGCTTGCACCCCTGGAATGCAAGAGCATCTCAGAGGATCGTAGGCCGGAGCCTTCCCATCGCGCTCCTCCTGTTCCTGCATCAGTTCGACCTCCAGCAAGCCTTCGTAGTTGGCGGCTTTCGCGAATTCATCCCGGCGTTTCTTCCTGTCACCAGGCACGGGAAGCTTCACCACGGGTTCGGGTATCCTTTCGGATTGATCCTTCACCTCATCCTCAAGAACTCGGAGCGCCTTTCTGAGATCGCTCCAAGGGGCGGCGGTTGAGTGGTGCGCGGCGATCACGGCTTTTGCGGCTTTAAGCAGGCGGCTCATGATGCTTGTCCCTCCGCAATGATTAGATCTCCGGCGTCTGTGAGTGGGGCTCCGGATTCGTCGAACATCGGCGCGCCGTTGTGGTAGGTCAGGAGGGATCCGTCTCCACCTAGTTCATTCTCCCACATATCGGAGAGTTGATTGCGGAGAGCATCCTTCTCGATCAGCATTTGCGCCAAGCCTTCTTGCAGTTGATCTGTGATTTCTGACCGGTAGAGAGTCACCAAGAGCGGAGCTTCACCGGGGCAGAATGATAGGAAGTCTCCCTCGTCACATTCAGCGGAAGCCATTCCCATCTGAACCTGCCAGAAATGGTCGGTAGGAACCGTGCCTTTTCCGTAGTGATCGAAAAGCCACTTCCGATGAGTTTGGGGCATCGGGCATTTGATCTCTATGACTCGCTTGATGAGGCCAGTCTCTTCGTCGAAAACAAACCCGTCCGGGCTTAAACCGTATTCCTCGGTGTCGTTGCTGATGAATCCGGCCTCGGTGACAGTGTAACCTGTCTTGCGCTCGTAGAAGGCTCGGGCGGCGGGTTCCAGAGCGTTGCCGCGGTCGATTGGAATCATGTAGCCGAATTGACGTTCTTCCTTCGCGGCCTGGGCGAGTTGCCAAGGATCTTGCGGGAGAGCATCGCCGATCTTCTGGAGAAGCAGGTTGCGGGCAGCGGTGGACAGTTCCATGAACGACTCGGGATGCGGTAGATGGGAGATCAGTTCAGTCTTGGAACCGGACTTTTTAAAGGGAATCCCCTCATTGGTCAGGTATTCTTTGAGCTTGGGAATCGTGAGGTTGATAGCGCGGGGGTTGAGGCAGAATTCGCCTACATCGGTGCCAGTTATCTTCCCGGCTCGAAAGGCCAGCCATTCGGGCGAGCCTTGGATCAGTTTATCGTGTATTTTCATAATTTTAGGAGAGTTGTGGGAGTTGAGGCCGGGGGGATTGAACCCCCAGCCGGGTTAGGGATCAGTATGGCACTTCGTCATCTTTGGCCGGAGCGGCATCGGCTTCCTTGGCGGGAGCTTCAAGCAGTTCCAACCAAGACAGGGTAGGAGCGTATTTTTCGTTCGACGCGGCCTCAGTCTCGATGGCGATTTTAGCACCCTCGTTAGCGAATTCGAGAGGCGCGACTATGGTGGAGGAGAACGTCGCGCACTTCCCTTCTTTGCCGTCGTTATCCATGTAGGTAACGGTGTATTTCGTCCACGGGC